TCTTAGCAATTTTGTGTCTACTACCATCCAAAGATTTAACAACAACACCTTCGTGAGGAACTTTAGTTCCGTGAATGTTGTTATTGAACACGTATTTATCTTGTTCTTCTTTTGACCAAAGTCCTGAATACAATGTTTCAACTTCTTCCAACCCCATACATTTGAAGTGAGTTGATTGATAAATGTTATCCTCATATACACCGTCAACCTCAACATCAAATCCGGCAAAACGAATATCAGTCAAACCATAGTCGTAATTCTTTTGTATTCCGTGTCCGTAGATCTCACCATAGATGATAAAACCAGACCCTATACCATCAGGTAAATATGTGTCTTTAACGTGATCCCAAAGTTTTTTACGAATATTGTATTTTTCCTCAATCGTTTTCCACACATCACTATTGTAGAACCCTTGAGAGTCAGATCCTTTCTCTACGTTATGTGATCCGTACACATATTCATAACCAACCCATTGATTACCAAACCATCCACGGATTTTATCCAAGAATGAAAGTTTTTTCTTTTTTACAATCCCGTAACGAGCATTTGTCCCGTGTAATTTACGAGTGATCACAACGTCATCGTCCTCGTTAAACATATCAGGCACGTTCTTCATATTTGGGAATTTGTAGTAAACGTGGAAGTTAGGGTTTTGGTGGTACTTGAATTTTCTACCCCCAACACTCATCTCAACCATCTTAACTGGTGGTTCGTACTTAAAGATTTCCAACAACTCCATACAATCAGATCCTTCGTAACGCCATTTTTCAGGAATAAATGAAATTGGGATAATTAAACATTCCGAATAAACACCTCTCAACTTAACAGTACGAACACGACCACCTTTACGCAAGTAATTGGTTACGTTCATTGCATCTGATAATTTAACAGGGATAACTGCATCCGTAGTTGCTACAACTACCGAATCACCCGTTTTATATTCGCCTTTTTTGATGATAGCATTCCATCCACCGATAACACCTAATTCTATGTTGTCTGCTCCTTCTATTGGTTTAACCTCTCCGATTACACCAACATAACATACGCTATTATTATTTTCCATTTTTATACGTTTTTAAATTCTTCTTTCACTAACTCTATTTCTTCTTCCAACCTTCTGAGTTCTCTAGCAATCATTTCTTTAATAACCTCTTTGTTATAGAAACTCACCTCACTTGGTGTTCGAAAATGTCCTCCCGATGTATAGTTAATTGTTACGTTCAAACCACAACTTTTAAGTGCGGTTTCTAGTTTGTATTTTTGTCTTTCCAACTTTTCAAGGTTTTCTTTAACTTTTTTTGCCTGTTCAAATTTTTCTAATTCCATATCTTAATTTTATACGGTATGTTCAATTTGTACTCTTACACAATTTTGTGGCATTCTATTTAAGTGTCGATAATTGTTGATGTATCCCATCATATTACCACTTCCAACAGCGTTTGCCGAATGAACCACAACCTCAACTACAGGTTTACCGTCTAGCCATTGATTAACCAACCACTTTGTACAGTCCATACCAGTTTTTTCTGTAATATTATCATAATTGATTGTATAATTTTTCACAACACCATAGTGCCATTCTGCCATCGCACTATCACCTAAGTCGTGATCCAATGATATTAATTCAATGTTCTCCATTCCGATTGAGTTTACCTTTTGAACGAACTCATCATAAGAACGTACAACGATCCAACTTGGATCTACCGGTGTACGAACATCATCTAGGTAAATGCGATAACCTTTTAAATTTTCTCCCATATTAAATTTTTATAATTTTTTAATTGTTATTCAACATCATATAAACCATCTTTTTGATCTTCCTCCATCATTTTCACCAAAAGAGCTTTCCTACTATACTTTCTTATTAATTTGAATGTCTCACCGATATCTGTGAAATTGGATGGTGGGGAATCGTTTCTCACAGGAAGAAATATTAATGTAAACCCGTGATTACCTGCCAACTTTTCTTTTACTCTGATACCACATATTTCATCGATATAAACCCAAGGGTAATTCCCGACAAGTTTAACTTCAATTCCAATTTTTTTCAATCTTTCTACAAATACTTTGATCTTATCGCCAGTCAATTTTGTGGGATCATTTTCTCTTTCCATATAGGTTCCAAATTTTGTTTCTATTTTTTTCATCTTAATACGTATGAATGAATTACTATTACCAATTCACCATTAACTATTGACCTATCCTTTTGAATATCGATGTGAGTCATACCGAAATCCTCCTTTAATCGGTTTGATTGGATTTCAACCTCGTGTTCTGCATCTTCTATGTTTTCAAAAAACCCAAAATAGGAGTCACAATCCCCTGTCTTATCACACACTCCGTAAATTATCTCTCTTTGACCCATAACATTCTAATTTTTTATCTGTAACATTCCACAAATCTTTTTTACCGTCAGTCATATGGCAATTGTGTTTCTTACCGGTTTTTTCAGCAAAATTAACAATCATATCGTTATGATGATTTTTAATAAAGTGTGGACATTCTTTGCAAGGTTTTTTCATAATACAAAGATATGAAAACTATTTTAATAAAACAAAATTATTTTTTAATCGGAGAAGTTCCAACAATTTCAATGGATACCGGAGCAATCCCTCTTTTAATGAAGTCCAATTGTTTTGCGGTGCCGTAAGATAAATCGATTATGTGTTTGGATGACTTTGGTAATCTATCATTAATTTTAACAAACCTAACCGAATCATTGAGGAGATTGGTAACTTTCACTAAGGTTCCAAACTTAAGAGTTTTATGAGCCCCAAATAAACTATCCTTATGAAACTTTTCTCCCGACGCGGTTAACCTTCCTGTGTAGTTTTGACCGTAGTAAGAAGCGGTACCTTTGCGTACGTCATTAGGTGTTGTGAACGATAAAGTTATAAGTAATATGGGTATCAAAAATTTTCTCATAGTGTAAAAGTATGAAAAAATTGTCGATAAATAAAGGTTTTAGGTTATCTCTTAAACTTAAACTCAGTTTCTAATTTTGACTTACCGTGTTTTTTATCCATAAGTTTTTGATGTAATTCCCAATTAATTATAGATTCACTAACAGGTTGATCATCTTTAGCCATTGCATAAAGTTTACCTATTTTCTTCAACATTTTTGTTGCAATATAATTGAAGTTTTCAATTTCATCTTTGAAAAATTGTGTTGTATTACCTTTGTATTTTGAAATGTGGTTTGCAAACTTGTTTTTCAATTTGTCCATCTTTTTTTCTTCTTCATCGTCAACTAATGATGACCCCATTAAACCCCTAAATAACGATCTAAGTTCGTCTCTAGAATTACTAGTCATATCAATAAATGTTGACATTTTAGTATTAACTAAATTAATATACACTATTTCCAAAATTCTACGGATTTTTTGTTCCTCAGTAAGTTCAGACGGGTCCTCATCTATGTGAATAAGAACTTTATCCACCTTATCCATATCGTTACGTAAACCTTCAATAAGTTTCTCAAAAGTGAAATTCTTAATTTCAAGTAATTCTCTATACACCCTGTTATTACTTAGAAAGTCTTTAAACTGTGATTTTGTAATATTATCAGATTTAAGTTGTGATGCAACTTCAGTTGTTCTAACTAAATTTTCCGCAATAGTTGTATAATACAAATACCTCATAAAAGTACCGTCAATTATTGGAATACCAAAGCTACCGTAATTATGGGTTGCTCTGTATTCAGCGTCTCTACCAATCAAATCAAGTTCTTTTGACTGTTTGTCATATTTGTGTTTTAATTCGTGAGCGATTGATCCCAAATGTTCTGATCTGTCCTCAACATACACATCGTAAAGATCACTAGGTTCCCAATTTTCACCAACACCATATGTAATTTCAATTTCCGCGGTCTCTGATTTCTGAATTCTTTTCATCATTACTTTTCTATCAAAATGAAAAGATTGACCCATACCCATAGATATAATAACAGGTTTACCTTTTATTTGTTTTGGGTATTCCTCAATATTAACAACAAGTTCAAAATCTTCGATATTTATTTTCTTTTTATCACCTAATTCAATATCAACCTCATTAGAAAATTCATATTTTTCGTCCTTAGTTGTGATACTTTTTAGATCTTGTCCGATTAAATCGTATATCTTTTCTGCAGCATCTAAAATAGAATCAGGAACCCCCAAGGCTTCCGTTATAAGTCGTAATTGATTTTCGGTAATGATAATGTTTTTCATACTAATAAATATATTGGAGTTGTAGTTTATCCTACAACCCCAATGATATCATCTAGGTGGTGATCATTCTCTATTTCAGACACTATAGTTCTTTTGTCCATCATATGAACAATCTCAGTAAGACTATATGGTTGGAGGTTATTTCCGTCCACCCCAACATCTAATCTTTTACCGTTACCCCATTTTCTACTTGCCGGTAAGTGTACGTGTCCGTGAAGGTGAATAACACCTTTATTTAAACCATTCCAACTCGCAAATGGATAGTGAGTCATCACAAAATTTGCACCATTTATACTTACCTGAAGGTAGTCACTAACAGATAAGAACATATCTTTTATGTTCTCTCTGTTATTTCTAATGTGGTGATCGTGATTTCCCAATACTAAGTGGATATTTTTACATATCAATCGGTCCAAGAATATTTTAATAAATTCAAACCCACCAAATGCAATATCACCTAACATTATTAATGTATCATCCTGACCTACATTGGAGTTAATGTTGTCAACTAACGTGTTGTTCATCTGATCCAGAGTGTTGAAGTCTCTCGTACTATCCACAGGAACTTTCCCGTCCGTCGTTCTCCATTCCGTCACACCTCTACAGATATTTTTATGGTTATAGTGGGGATCTGATGTAATCCATACTCTACCTGTTGTTAATATTTTATCAAATTTCATCATATCTTAATTTCAAAACGATCTCTCATTTTAGTTAATACTTCTTCAGGAACATCGTGTTGATTAATTCCTCCGTGTCTGTTTTCAACGACTATTGAGAATACTTTATACCCGTATGTCTTCGCTAATTCAAAATAAGGTTCCATCTCCCACTCTTGTGTAAATGTGTTAGAAACTACAACAGGAGAATGTTCCAATCTCATTAAGAAATCCATTTCTTCTTGACACCATTGATGAGCATCCTTTATTTTTGATGGTTCAAAATTGTAATTACCATCACTATCAACAAAAAACATATCCGCCTCTTTATGACAATAATCTTTCTTCACTAATGATTTTGCAAATGTTGATTTACCTGAACCAGGAATTCCACGAACGATGTATAATATTTTTTCCATAGGACAAAGATAATAAAAAAAATTGCATAAAAAAAGGGAGATCACTCTCCCTTTGTAAATTACTTTTAAAGTTATATTCTAAATGTTCTAATACCTAAGTGTTTTTCAATAGCATTTTTAGTATTATTACCACATATACCATCTTCGGATAAACCAGCATTAAAACATTTATTTAATGATGCTTGAATAGCCCTAACCTCATCATTTGTTTGTTCCATAATAAGTGCTGATTCAACAAGATTTTGTCTTAATTTACTATATTGTTCTTTAGTTAATTTAATTTTGCTCATTTTATATTTTTTTTAAATGTTTTATTAGTTAGCCCAATTTTTAATATTGTCTTGAGATATTTTTGTATCAACTTTTTGATCTTGAGTGGCTCTCCAATCATCCGCAAATTGTTCTTCATCTTGTGATCCACCACCACCAACAACTGAACAACCTTTAGATTTTAACGCTTTTAATGCCTCTTGGTAGTCAAATCCATATCTATCACCTCTTCCACCTCCTCCACCAGGAATAACAGGTGGGTTTGTATTGTCAACAGGTGGTTTTGTACCATCAGATGTCTTTTTATTACATTTCCATCCGGATTTTTTCCATGCCTCAACACTACTAAAACCACATTTTTTAGCTTTATCTAAGTAAAAATTTTTATTTGCCTTTTTAGTGTTACTTATAAGGGTAGTGATTGGTAACCAAACGTGACTTCTCCAATCGTCATCACCATCAATGTCACCGTCTAAAGCGTCATATAATGTTTCTCCACGTCTCCTATAATATAATGAAGCCATCTTACATAAATCAGGTATTGTCAATAATTTATTTAAATTTCTTTCTATCCCTTCAAGATTTGTATTTCCAAGTCCAGCAACCGCAGAATATATATTATCAGCAATGTCCGTTAATGCCCCGTCAGAATTTTTTGTTTTCCCCAAATTACCTTTTTGAGTTCTACATTTTTTTAGAACTCCAAGTACGTTATCCGCAGCACCTCCACCAGTTGTGAACCAACCAGCAACACCACCAACAACGGTACCTACTACAGCACCAATAGCCGTTCCAACAACAGGAACAATACTACCTACCGCAGCACCTGTTGCGGCTCCAGCTCCCGCACCAGCAGCAACTCTACCAATATCTTGGCCGGTATCTTCACTTATATTTTCTCTTTCTTCTTGAATTTTTTTCTTATGTAGAGTAAGAATACGTTTAGATTCTTCCTCCGTTAATACAAATTTCTTCTCCATAGTGTATTTTTTTTATTATATAAATATACGGCAAATAAAAAAAGGTGAGATTTCTCTCACCTTAATTTTGGGTCAACAAGGATTTGTTGACGACTCCACCACCTTATTTTTATAGTATAAGGAAACTATTGTTTGTACATCCAAATTTTAATAACAGATTCACTTGTAAAAATATCATTAAATTGTTTATTCAAAATATTACCACTTGTTAAGTTATACTCAACCAAATTACAACTTATATGTCCCCAAGGTGTGTTATTTAAATTCAACTTATATCCTGTTGGTGTTGAATAAATCCCGTATGTTGACTGAACCCCGTTGAACGAGTACGTTGTGTTAGTAATAAACTTTAATGTATCAGATCTCATTTCTTCACTAAGGTCTGTGTTTAACACTTTACCAATCACCCAAGTTGTATTCTTTATAGTTACCGTAGAATCGACCAAAGTTGGGTTCGTAATAATTGGTTGTGGTGCAATTGGTTGTTGAGGTCTTATTTCTTGTTTGACACAAGAACTCATCACCAACATAATACCGATAAAATAAATCAAACTCTTCATCATACTAAACTTTCAATTTTGTTTCTAACTTGCTCACTCAAACTTATTTCAGACACATTTGTGATTACCACAGAATCTTTTAAAATCTTATGTGGTATGTGAACCAAAAATGTGTTACCATCAAAGTAAGATAAATCTTCTTTTAAGTTCAACGCCCCATCCACCATCTTTAAGAAGATCTTAAACTGAATTGGGTCAACAAAAGATTCAGAAAGTAATGTTCCGAATTTTTCGTTCATAATTCTAATGTTGTGATTGAATGTTAATTTTACCATCTGTGATTTATTTCTACAAATATAGTGAATCTTTTCTAATGAAAAAAATATTTAGAACTTTTTTTATGATATTTATCAATATGAAAGTTAAAATAAATGATAATCTTTTTAATGTTAAAACCGTAATAACGTCAAAGGACACTCAGAATGGTATGATGAATCGTAAATTTAATGATTCCTATGATGGTATGTTATTCTTTATGGAAAACGGACCACACTCTTTCTGGATGAAAAATTGTGTGGTTCATTTAGATATCATTTTTATTAACGATGATGTTATCACAAAAATACATCACAACTGCAAACCTTGCCTATCTGACGATTGTAACCACTACGAAGGTAATGGTGAAATGGTTTTAGAGTTACAAGGAGGTGATTGTAAAAAATATGGTATTAAAGAAGGTGATACAATATCGTTACTTTAACGAATCAAAGAATTGTTGTACCGGATCACCACCAGATAATTCATCATCTTCCGAATCCATTTCTACTTCTTTACCACCTAACAAATTACCAAAAATGCTTGACGAATCTTTAGTTGGTTTTTTAGTGTCTTCGCCATCCTCAACCTGTTCTACAATCTTTTTAAATTGTTTTTCTGTTATTAAATAATTTTTCATCTACTATAAATATCACTCACTTTCGATTTTAACTTTTGTTTTTTCATCAACAAAAACCTGAACCCTTCCTCGAGCAACTTCGGCATAGTTTGGACTTAACTCTATACCCAACCATCTACGATCTAAAATTTCAGCCGCCACCAAACTTGTACCTGACCCAGCAAATGGATCCAAAACTACATCGTTCTTGTATGATAATATCTTGATCGCTTTTGTTGGGATGTCCATTGAGAAGGTTGCCTTGGTGAGTGACTTTGTATCTGCAAAGTAATTCCACTGGCCAAAAACAAGCTCCATAAACTCTTTCTTATCAGTTTCTTCATAGACCTTTTTATTCCTTTTTGTTCCATCTTCATTTTCAATTTCAGTTAATTCACCCATCCATTGTGGTTGACCTTTAATCTTTTTAATGTGTTGTTTCTTATATGCCAATATCACACACTCCTTAGGGTTATAAATATACGGACTTGATGGACTCATCCAAGATCCCCAAGCTGTTGTCTTGCTTCTATGTGGAGATTGTTCCTCAAGGTCAACGATCCCAAAGAACCCATAACCAATCTCTTTCATAATTTGCCACATTTCAGAAACAAAGAAAATTCTTCCACCCTTTTTCTGTCTATTAATCTCGTAAGGGATGTTCAACGCAATACGACCATCATCTTTTAACAATCTATACGCTTCACTTAACCAATTTTTGGCAAACTTTACATACTCTTCAAACTCAACATCATCTTCGTGTACGTCGTAAGCAATCCCCACACCATAAGGTGGTGATGTTACGATTAGATCCACAGATCCTTCCGGTAATGTTTTCATTACTTCGGTACAATCTCCATTTATTATTTTTCCTGTTTCTATCATTCCCTAATTAATTACGCTATTGTTTCTAAATAATCCCACACTTCATTTGAGAACTCCTCAAAAAGGTCTCCATCCTCATCATTTGATAAATCAACAATGAATTCATCGACACAAAAGTCTACAATTATTTCGTGAACTTCTCCTAATGTTTGTTCGTCATTTTTTAATCCCTCATATTGATTAAGGATCTGATTTTTTTGTTCTTCCGTTAATTTCATTTTACTTAAATTATTGATGTTATTGCTTGAGCTAATTTATAACCTGTGAATGCACCTATTGCTGCCGATCCCGGTAAAACAATAAACTTACCCAACATAGTTTCATATTTCTTCCTATTAACAATATAAGAAATTAATATGTAATAGACAATGTAGTTAATTAAAACCAAAAAGTCCAGTTCTTTCGCCACAAACACAACGATTGAGTTTCCAAGGAATCCCCACATAAAATTAATGAGAGTTTCACGGATTAACTCACCCGGAGTTGTGATGGCGTCTAATATACTAATCTCTCTATCAAGACCTGTCTTTTTCGAGTGTCTCGATGTGGTGTTGAAGGTACCATTGGGCTTTCCTGAGGTCCTCGAGTTCTTTATCTTTTCCTTTTTTTCCTGCACGTGATATATATTTTACCGTATTTCCTAATGAGAATCCTAATTCCCAAGCATCAATAACTTTGATTGACTCATAAGGGTTATTTTCACCACCATAATGATTTGGGTGATTTACTTGTTCGTTATTATTTTCCATTTTAATTAATTATTTTTTTCAGTTGTAAGTTCGTGATCGTCATCATTTTGATATTCACTTAATAATTCGTCATTAGACATAGTTCCATATTTCTCACTAAGACCATTCATATCAACATTATTGTTCATTATAGATTTCATCTCGTAAATTTGTTCCGCTAAACTAAGTGATGTAACGATCTCTTGGATGATTTTATATGGGTCGGCGTTTGATCCTGGTCTACGATCTTCAACATATCCCCTCCATTCCTTTGCGGTATCTTGGGGAACTCTAATTGACGCTCCACGATCAGATACCCCCCAACTGAATTTGTCAATTGACTGAGTTTCAAAATTACCCGTTAAACGTAACTCATTATCAGACCCATACGCCTTGATGTGATCATTATGTCTTGTTTCAAAAGCCCCAAATAATGACATAAAATATTTTTCATTACTTTCGTTTCTCATCATATCAGTTGAGAAATTTGTATGTAATCCAGATCCATTCCATTCACCAGATCTTAATGGTTTTGGGTGTATGGTAATCTCATACCCGTATTTTTCCGAAATCTTTTCCAAAAAATATCTACTCATCCATAGATCATCCCCACCTTTTAACTTACCTTTTGATAGGACCTGATATTCCCATTGACCTAACGCCACTTCAGCATTTGTGCCAGTAATGTCGATACCATATTCTAAACACATATTGGTATGTTCTTCAACAAAGTCACGACCAACTACGTTTGATCCAACACCACAATAGTATTTACCTTGTCCTTCTAGGGATCTTCTGTCGTGACCCAAAATTGGCCCATTAGGTTCTTTCATAATGAAGTATTCTTGTTCAAAACCAAACCATAAATCAGAAAATTGATTTCCAATTTTTGATCTCTCATTTGTTTTATGTGGTGTACCATCAGGATTTAAAACCTCACATAGAACATATATGGTGGAAATTTCTTCCGGTACATACCATCTAACTGGTTTTAATAGACAATCTGAATTATCAGTTTCTGCCTGATTTGTTGACGATCCATCGAAGTTCCACATTGGGAGGTTTTCTATTGATCCTGTTATAGTATCCTCATCAACAATCTTAACCTTACTTCTAAGGTTTGGTTCTGGGTTATATCCATCAACCCATACATATTCTAACTTAATTTTCATTTATTTTCGTTTATGTAATTTATTATTTCTTCTTTTGTTTTTCCTTCATTATATAGATCACAAACTTCGCGTGAAAAATTGTCGGTGCAGAATACCGCATCGACATTTAAGTAAGTCATTATATCATTAATGTGAATTAAAATATTTTCTTTCTTTAATACTCTCTTATTAAAACCCATCTTGTTCCGTTTCTTGATTTCTTTGAATCACTTTTGTTTGAGAGATCAGTCCAGCGATTCTTCGTTTAAACAACGGAAGTAAGGTTTCATTTACAGGAAATATACCACTTGACATCATATGGAACACCGGACTCATTCTTTTATCTTTTGATTCGAATGAAGAAAAAGTAGTGATAATTTTTGGGATCGTCAATTCGCCCATCTCATCAAAATAGATTAAATTGATGTTTGTCATACTCTGTGGGTTATTTTTTGTTTCTTTTTTGATTGTATATTCCCAAACGTATGTCTTTTTGGATTCATTTTCAGTATAAAAGAAGTACCCCTTTGGGTGTAGTATATTCTTTTTATTTCTTTTGATTTTCATATCTAACGAATCAAACACGATAGACCACACCGATTTTGCAATACTAAAGTATTCCATTATTCGTGGTGCCGAAAATGTAAGGATATCTCTAAACTCAATCATCTCGTCTTGCGAAAGTTCAGGTAGAGCTCTTACTTTTAGATCTTTAACTAAGATCTCGTCATCAATATTATTTAATTTTTTGTCCGTATAAACGATTTTCTTATCTTTAATAAGTGCTTGGACATTCATTAGATGTAACGACAATTCAATAAACCCAGGATATAGTTCCAATCTATCTAATTTTTCGCCCATTTTTTGAAAATACGAAAGGAGTTTGTATTCCTTATATTCTCTATCTATTGGTTTTTCGAACATCCAATCGGTGTTCATTAAAAACTCTATTTTCTTTTTCTTTGCCATCCTATAATAAAAAAATAACGCAAAGATATAAACAAATAAATACCTAATCTGTTGGTATCACATAATACCAAGTACCATTTATTCTGTCTTCATAAATATCACTTCCATTATTTGATAGTATTCCATAACCATCGGAACTAACTATTGTGTTAGTAAGTTCACTAATGTCAATAAAATCCATAATAAATTTTTTATCAAACCCATAATCATCAATAAATGATTTAATATCGTCCGCATAATCATCAACCCTACTATTAATCTCCTGAACTATCGGATCTTCATCGTA